GTCACAGCCTCAAGAACGCTCAAAGGTGTGTTCGGCGTAACGTCTGACAAAGTTGACGTTTACAAGCTAATACTCGACTAACGTAAAGAAGCCCGTACGAGAGGTATGCGAATGTTGCAAAAGACCCTTATAAGATGTTTGACGGTGTGTTCTTCCTCAAGGATGAGCCTGAGTCCGCAACCGGTGCAAGCTGGAAGTTCCGGCGCAAGCTAATCTTTGGATCTTATCGACTCGGCTTTGCAATGATAATCTTCGGTGCTGTGACGTTCTTGGTTGACCAGTGGGGCGTCGGAGTTACTTTGATAACTGGCGGCGTATCGCTTATCTCAATAATCACAACGGCGTACACTGTAAGTGCATCGTGGCAAGACGGAAAAAACAATCAAGATTGGACTAATGGAAATGTTTAATAAAGAATTTATCAAGAACGCCGGAGAACGTGCTGTCAAGACCTTTGCTCAGGCAGGACTTGCCTTCTTAGGTGGAGGCACTGTAGGGCTGTTTGCAGTTGACTGGGTTGGCTTCTTTAGCATTGCACTTGGATCGGCACTACTGTCAGTGCTAACTTCTATCATTACAAAGAAGTCGCTCTAGCCTTATTTGACTTACGCAGCCTAGCGCGCTGCCTAGAATTCAGTCCGCCCCAAATACCGTGCTGCTCGTTGCTTATGATAGCAAACTGCAAGCAGAGCATTTGCACGGGGCAAGCCTTACAAAGCATAACTGCGTTGTTCTTGTTGGGGCTTGGAGTGCCACCCTGCGGAAACCATGCCTCTGGATCTGTTTGCTGGCACGCTGGTGAGCCTGTTGCTCGGATGCCTTCTCCGAGTGCTGTTAGTGCTTGTTCTGAGTTCATAGGCAAAAGGTAGCTCGCAGGATTTAGTTTGTCAAATCAACGTTCATCTGCCGAAGTGCCACCCCAAACACCATGCACCTGGTCAGTCTCGACCGCATACTCATAGCACTCGTTTATAATCGGGCAAGAGTGGCAAAGCGCTTTAGCTACCTTAGTTGCGGCGGATCTTAGTTCTGGCGTGTCTAAATCTTCGGGGAAGAACAGGTCGGGTAAACGCTCGCAAGGCACGCCACCTTCTTTGTGGATGCTTTGTAACAGTTTAATATACCTAGTTGTAATCTGTCTGTTGCCCATAGTACTGTTCAGACTACCAATAAAAGGAGAAAATATGGAATTTTATGCCCCTGAGCGTTTGAACGGCGCAAGGTTACTCGGCATATACGCCCCAGGAAGCCCTGAGTGGCACACTGAGCGGTCTTTAGGTGTCGGAGGTAGTGAAGTAGGCACAGTGCTTGGTTTGAACCCGTGGGAGAGCGCCTATGCTCTTTGGGCTAAGAAGCTAAACCTAATACCGTCAGAGATAAAAGAGAACTGGGCAATTCGGTTCGGTAAGGCATTTGAAGCTCCGATTCTAATGCTGTGGGCAGAGGAACATCCTGACTGGGAAGTCTTTGAGACAGGTACTTATGCAGACGAAGATTGCGACTACCGGCGCGCTAACCCAGATGCTATCGCCCGTCACAAAGAAACTGGCGAGCTTATGGTGGTTGAGGTAAAGACAGCACGGATGAGCTGGGACGAAGTGCCTAGAGCCTACTTAGCGCAGGTGCAGCACTACATGGGCGTGCTAAAGATACACAGGGGCATCATCGTTGCGGTGGCAGGCATGACCTGGAACGAATACGACGTGCTTTACAACCAAGAACTTATTGACGTGCAAAACGTCGCACTAGAAAGATTCTGGAATTCAGTCAAGTCTGAAACTAAGCCTGACTGGGATGGCTCAGAGTCAACTTACAACGCCGTGAAGCACATGAACCCTGGACTAAACGACCTTGAGGTTGAGATAGGCGATTTAGGGCAAGAGCTTTATCGGGCGCAGATCGCGACCGACGAAGGGTACAAATACTTGATGTTGCTCAAATCTAAAACCTTAGATACTATGGGTTCTGCCAAGCACGCATTGGTAGGCGAAGTGCGAGTGGCATCACGACAAATCAGAGCCGGAACCCCGACACTGATCGTAAACAAGAAGGCAAACCTATGAGCGAAGAATCAGAAACAGAGCCTCTAGAGATAGGGCTTGGAAGCTATGTCGGACTTAGTAAAGGCGACACTGTAATTCAGGGAATGGTTGACGGCATAAAGCTGGCAGACGGAATCCTAGAACGCATCTCAATGGAAGAAATAGATATGTGGTTTTACATGGATGCTGGATGGCAGTTCATGCGGATAGAAGGGCGCGAAGATGCCGAAATTTGATTATCTAAATACGCAACAGTTGCAGAGCGGTTGCAGATGGTCTACGAAGAATACCCAGACGCAAGAATGGTAACTGAGAACCTAACAACCACTGCCGATCGTTCGGTGTCAACTTGGATTGTCAAGGCGTCTCTTTACCTAACTGCTGGCGACCAGGCGAACAACCTGCCTAAAGCTACCGGACACGCGTTTGAAGTGGACGGTACTGCTGGTGCAAACATGACTTCAGCCCTTGAAAACGCAGAAAGCTCAGCTTGTGGACGTGCGATGGCTCTAGGTGGCTGGTCTGGCGATCGTACCTCTTTGGCAAGCAGGACGGAAATGGAAAAGGTTGAGCGTGGAGTGACGCCTAAACCAAGCCTTAGAGACTATGAAGCGGAAGCATCTAAACTTACAGATGTAGAAGGATTACGCTGGCTCTATGCACAAGCAAAGGGCGAAGGTGCGACAACGCAGGTACTAGAAAGGCTGGCTGACATTGCAGGATCTTTCAGTGCTAAAGGCGAAGATTCGGGAGACCGAGGAAGCGTACCACGTGGCTCGAAAGCTGGGCAGGCATGAACTTGCTAAGTTTTGGAACAACGAAGTCATTCATTATTTGTTGGTGCTAAGTGATTCACTCAGAGATAATAAAGGCGATAGCGGACCTAACGGCGGAAAACCGTAAGGGATCTGAAGCTCTCTACGAATGTGAAGTTCAACTAGCAATAGCAGAAAACGAGCTAGACCTAATTGAGCAGAAGGCGTTTATACGGGCTGAAGGCACTGTGGCGGATAGAACTGCCCTTTCACGCTTAGAAGCCGCTGACGCACGCTTACAGCGCGATTTACGCAAGGCTGAGGCTAACCGAGTTCGTGTAAAGATTCGGTCACTGGAAAGCGCACTCATGGCGACAGCCACTCAAGCCAAGCTAATGCAGGCTGAGACGCGACTGTGAAAGCCGCAGAGACACGCAAGCTACGCGCTCGCGATTTGTGGTGTTGGCACTGCGGCGAATCTGACAACCTTGTACCGCATCATGTACAGAACAGAGGCATGGGTGGTTCAAAAGTGTTAGATAACTTGCAAAATGTGATACTAGTTTGCGCTGAGTACAATGGGCGGATGGAAAGCGACGCTAACGTTGCGGCTGAGGCAAGGGACTTCGGTCACAAAGCCTCTAAGTTCTCGGCACCCGGTCACCCGATACTCGACTACACACGTCGTATCTGGTACTCACTTGACAAGCAGGGCGGCAAGCACGAAACTGAGCCGCCTAGCTACCTAATCTAAAAGGGGAAGGAACAAAATGGCTCTGATAAGAGGGCATCACACGTTTGACGATCAGTTTGCACAGATACCAAACGCTTGGCTAAGGGACTCAAGGCTGTCACTAAAGGCTATCGGGCTGCTTGCTCAGATTATGAGTCACAGTGCCGGTTGGAGCATGAGTATTCGGTCACTAGCGAGAGTCAACGGCAACGGAACTGACACAATAAAAGCGGCGGTTCTGGAACTTGAGAAGTTCGGTTATTTGCGCAGATCCAAAAAGCAGACGCAAAACGCAGATGGAACGTTCGCAGACTACAAATTCGTAACTGCGTCACCCTATTCCCCTATGGATACTGGGCAGCAAGGGGTGACCCAAAACCCCGTCACGGTAAAACCCCGTCACGGGGAAACTGGTCACAAAGAATACCAAGAACCTATAGAAGAACAAAGTACTAAGAATAGCAAGAGAACTACTCCGCAAAAACTGTTTGATGAGTTCTGGAAAGAGTACCCAAGAAAGCTTGATAAAGGGAAAGCCTTCAAAGCGTTTTCATCTGCTATTTCTAGAGAAAGATTTGAGAACATTCTTGCTGGTGCAATTCAGTACAAGTCAGATCCAAACAGGATTGACGAATTTACAAAGTATCCGGCTTCTTGGCTAAATGCTGATAGCTGGGATAACGGTCCTCTGCCAGAGGACTCAAGAGCAAAGAAGCTACGTGAAAGAACACAACAGGAAAAACTAATGAAGGAGTGGGGCAATGAATCTGAATGAGACAAAAATGCTACTGAAAGAGATCGCAGCGGTTGATAATAGAAAGCTAGACGAAAGCCTGGCTGTTGCATGGCAAGCAATTATTGGTCACCTTGACTTTGAGACAGCTAAGTCTGCTCTAGTACTTGCTAGGCAGGATGCCACTGTCAACTACCTAGAACCTCGACACATCGTTTCTTGGTCAAAAGAAGCCAAGCACAGAGCGACACGAAACACGACAGATCAGCCAGAGAACGCAGACAGCTCACCAGAGCCACTTTGCATACACAGCATGAAGATTGTGTCTTGTAACCCTTGTTGTCGGGTTCTTGCAGCTAAAGCAGACGAGTGGCGGATGTTTGAATCAGTGAGCAAGGACAATGACTTTACGGACTTTATGTTCAAATCGCAGAAGCAACTTCACGCATGGGCAGTAGAAAACATTTATAGTTGAAGTGTGTTTGAATTCGTAGACTGCCATCGCTGTGGTTATACCTTTGAGGTAAACCGCAAAAGAAGAAAGTTGCGGATGCTTTGCCAAAGTTGTAGAGTTGCAAGAGCAACAACGATAAAAACTGAAGATAAAGCTTGCTTGCCCTGGCACGGGAACTTCGGGGTTGATCTGGTCACACCAGTAGACGACGAAGGCTATGCAGTTCACCCCGGTACTAGGACTTGTGGGAATAACGATTGTGTGCAAACAGCACACATAGAAGGGTAAGAACATGGCACAAATCAAGATTACAGACGCAACAGTAGCTTTCCTAAACTCAAAGGGTTTTACCGCAAAGGCTCAGGTTATGGTTCTGGGCGAAATGCGTGACGAGTATTACAAAGTATGGACAGACGAGAAATTCAGTGAAGGTGATCGTTGTCGAGATTGTTGGCGATCTATCTTCTCGCGTAGAAGAATTTACCAGCAAGCGCACTGGCAACCTAGAACGCACCGCAGCTATCCACGTCAACAACCCAATGATTAAGGCTGGATCGGACGCTCCGTTCTAATGACTAAATTTGTAGGCCTGTTCACAGCAACCCTGTTAGTGATTCTTGGCACGCAGGCGGAACCTATCACTGGCTTCATAGCCTTTGTGTGGGCAGGTCTACATTTCTATTCCGTAATCAAAGCATGGTATGCCGAGTAACACTTGAGGTCTACGGCTTACCAGCACCTCAAGGATCCAAAGCTGTCTATAACGGCAGAGTAGTAGAACAGTCAGCCAAAACTCTAAAAACCTTGGCGTAAAGGCAATCGCAGAAGCGTGCCACGAACTACCAGAAGATCACATAAAGATACTAGGACCCGTAAGCGTAGAGATAGATTTTTACGTTCGTCGGCCCCCTAGTGTCAAAAGGAGTAAACGGGAGTGGCCTGTAGTCCCTCCTGACCTGTAGATAAATTATCCAGGGCCGCCCTCGACGGAATCAGTCAGGGGCTAAACGGCAAAGTCGGAGACGGCATCCTTTGGGGCGACGACGCCCAAGTAATTGAACTAATAGCTCGCAAGTTTTATGACGACGACCGCGAACCTGGTTGCAGAATCACAATCACCGCTTTGTAACGGTTCGGTAACACAGGGTTTTATGAGCTTGCAGTTACTCTTTTGACCCCCTAGTCTTTTATTAGAAGAAGGGAATAGAAATGAAAGTACACGACCTCAAGCAACAAATTGACGCAAACCTAGACGTGCTTTTTCAGTCCGGCTACGACTTAGGCTGGAATTCAGTCATAGAAGAAATTCAGCAACGCGCCGACAGTGAATGGAACGCCAAGAACATAACCACAGCTAGGGTGCTGTTAAAGCTGATTGCACAACTCAGCGGAGAGGATTGGGCAAATGATAATTAGAAACTGGTCAGACTTC